CAAAGAGGGCAAATATGCTATCGTAGAATCGGTTCAGAATGATATTACATTTGATTATCTGAGGAATATTTCCTCGGGTATGTATGCGTCTAAATTATATACATACGACATGACATCAAAGGCAATTTCTGCAAATGTGTTTGATTATATCGACAACTATGAAGATTCTACACATACGGGGGATATTCCGTTATCTACTGAGAATTTGTCCCGTAAAAAACTCGCATCATTATATTTTGTCGAGAAGAATGATTACCTCAATGCAGTGTTTGCCCCACAAGGACATAAAGATTTCTTTATTCAGCGTAATGCGCTCATGGAGCAGATGAGTAACAGGCGGATAACGATTAAAGTACCCGGTAGAACTGATATTAAGGTCGGTAATGTGATCAATTACACAACGCTGCAAATCAGAAAACTCAACAAGGAAGACATCGAGGAAGAGGGTATATCTAAATATTTTACCGGTAAGTATTTGATCACGGCAATACGTCACCAGATTATGTCTGGGGTGCATTATATGTTTATGGAAATCGTTTCTGATTCGTTTATTGAGAAGGTGGGTGTGTGATGAATAATCAATTTTATATGGGTGTCGTGGAATCGCGTGAAGACCCACTAAAACTTAATCGGGTTCAGGTGCGTGTGTTTGGGGTGCATACGGAGTCCTTAGAGGACATTCCGACAGATAAGCTACCTTGGGCCGTGTGCCTCTCTTCGGGTGCGTCTATATCGGGTATAGGTCATTCTGGGGCACAGTATCTTGAGGGTACTGTCGTGTTTTTGTTTTTCCAAGATGGGGAGTCAAAACAGGTTCCTATTATCCTCGGTGGTATGCATGGTGTACCGATCGGTATGTCGCCATTTCCTGATGTGGGTGAAATTGTTGTTGATGCAGAATTGTCACTGAATAAAGTTGAATCTAAAATTGATTATGTACCGACAGAAATCAATGATCAAATTGGGAAGCCCGTTGATACATCGGCAACTACAGGCAAACCGGTTGAGAAAAAGGTAGAGACCCCAATTCAATCACCACCTCCAGAGGGTTCTACAAAAACTTCTGCCGAGGCTAGGCAAGCACTCAAAGATAAGATGGGGGAGAAAGAGTCGGGTAATAATTATCAAGCCGATAATCAATTTGGTTACCAAGGTAAGTATCAATTTGGATCAAAAAACTTACAAGATAGGGGGTATATCAAACCCGGTACTCCACAAACCAAAGCGGCGATGAATGATCCAAAAAATTGGACTGGAAAAGATGGTATAAATTCTGCCCAAGACTTTAAAAATGACAAGGCGCTCCAAGAAAGGGTGATGGATCAATCATTGAACGCAAATGAGTCTAGATTGAAAAAAACTGGGATTATTACCCCAGCCACAACCGAGCAAGAAAAGGCCGGTCTTCTTGCGTCTTCTCACCTTATTGGTGCAGACGGTACGTATGCAATGAAAAATAATGGCGTTACGCCGAGTGGTAGGAAAGTTGCTACGTCTGATGCAAATGGAGTCACTGGGGAAAAATACTATACCCTTGGGTATGAGGCGGTTGCAGGTAAAAAACCAACAATTCTACCAAAAAATTCTACACCAGATAATCCATCTCGTGAACCATCGGTAAACCCTTCGGTCGGTAAAACTATCGCCAAAGAACCGGTTGTGCGTATTGATGAGGTTGGTGTAAATAAAACCGATGTAACTGCCGGTGCTGTCGCCCCTGTCGCCACCGCAGAGTTAGGGTTCATGGACCCAAATGAAGTATACCCAACATACCTCGATGAACAAGATACAAATCGGCTCGCACGAAACCAAAATATCGGTGAGACGATTGTTCCTATCAAAGAGGAACTAGAACATCGAGGTGTACCAAAGGCCAATGGGGTTGGTGTGTGGGATCAATCCCGAACACCATATAACGCAAAGTACCCATTCAATTTTGTGTATGAGACTGAATCTGGTCATGTGATCGAATTGGATGACACGGAAGACAACGAGCGTATCCACATTTATCATACATCTGGTACATTTATCGAGATCGATTGTAACGGTACGCTAGTGACCCGTATTGTTGGTGATTCGTATGAGGTATGTGATCGCGACGGGTATGTTCATATCAAGGGTGATTGTTCTATCACTGTTGATGGTAATGCAAACATCCTAGTCGGTAATGATTGTGAACTTGAGGTTGATGGAAAGTTGAATGCAAACGTCGGTAAGGATATGAATTGGTCAGTTAAGGGTGATGCAAAATGGAATGTCGATGGGGATGTGCATTGGTCTATCAAGGGTGACGAATTAAAGACGGTGAAGGGCGATAAAGATACGCGCGTCGATGGGTCTTTAAATATGATTGTTGCAATTGATTCGAACACCGCAGTCGATGGTGATAATAACTTAATTGTTGCAAAAAATTCAAACACCGAGGTCGGTGGTGATGATTCATATAAAATCACAGGTTCCGACCTACATGAGGTTGGAGCCAAATATTCTACCGCGATCGGGGGTACATCATCTGCGTTTGTTGGTGGGTTGATGGCTACTACTGTCGGTGGTGCATATTCTATTATTACAGGTGGTCCAGAAGACCACACAAATGGTGGCCCCCATTCAACCACGTCGGCTGGGTTCTTTACATCTGTAACACCCGTCACTGGAGCTTCATCTGCATCTTATGCCGTAATTTCTCCAGCGAACGAACCAACACCACCTGATGAACCAGGAACCAAGGTTCTACCCTCACCCCCAAATGTGTCTGATGGTAGGGCAGCAATGGGGCCGTTACATATACCACCTAGGGGGTTCGAGGAATTGTCAGATTTTGAGGAGGATGATCTGACAGTTGAAGAGGCCGCAGAGGTAGAATCTAAATTACAAGATGCTGGCCTTGTTGATGTTGAGCCTATCCCGGCAAAGGTAGACGAATCAAAGACAGAAACCGTTCCAAAAGAAAATAAAGAGATGAAAGAAGCCCCAGTGACTTGCGGCACATTTGTTTCTGGCAAAATAAATATAAAGGAATATATTTCTGCAAATTATCGTCTATCTCATCTTACTGGTGGGTCTCAAATCCCACTCAATCAAGGTGGGCTGAAAGATGTTGAGATTGCATGTAACCTCAAGAATCTTGCAGAAAATGTTCTAGAACCTATTTTGAAAAAATATCCGAACATGATTATCACCTCTGGGTTGCGGCCATATAGTAATAATAAAAAATCTAAACACCCATTGGGTTTGTGTGCCGATTTGCAGTTCAAGGGTACATCCCCACAAGATTATGCTGCTATCGCAAAAGACATCTCTGGGTCTGTCCCATATGATCAAATTTTACTAGAATATAGAACCGGAGCAAATAAGGCTACCGTACCTTGGATTCATGTTGGTTTGGGTGGTGCCGCTGGAAATAGAAGTGAAATTTATACAATGGTAAATCACGATATCGCGTCTAAGCGAGGCGAACTAAAGGTAATAAAATAAAATGTCACTCGTACTCACAAATCAGGTAAGAGATTTTACCGATGTAGATATTATGTTCTCGAAGCATCCGATAACGGAAACTTTGGCGATCAAGAAAAATGTCAATGCGGTTCGTCAATCAATCATGAACCTAATGACACTAAAGGAATACGATAAACCATTCCACCCAGAGATAAAGTCACCCATATATGGGTACTTATTTGAAAATGCATCGATGGTCGTTAAGGTTGTTCTTGAGGGCGAAATCTATAAGTACCTAACCGTATACGAGCCGCGTGCAAAAATTCATAAAGTAATGGTGAACTACCCAGACCCCAATAGCATTGGGTGTGAAATCGTTGCCGAAATCGTGAATGTTTCTGAGCCATTTACTGTCAACATACTCGTGGATCGTTTACGTTAACCATTAAATAATAACAATTACACCAGAATATTCAGATGCAAAATACACGCCCAGTCACAGAACTAGACTTCGATAATATCAAGGCCGACTTGATAGACTTCATCAAGTCTAATCCTACATTTACAGATTATTCGTTCGAGGGTTCTGCACTGAACACGATTATGGATATCCTTGCATACAATACACATAACAATGCGTATTATGCAAACATGCAGCACAATGAGGGGTTTTTAGATACTGCACAGAAGCGATCATCTGTCGTATCCCGCGCCAAAGAACTCGGGTATACTCCACGTTCTGCCGTATGTTCAACTGCATATGTCAATATCAACGTAACTGGTATTACTGAGCCTACAGTGACGATTCCTCGTGGTACTGTGTTCACGTCAAAGAACGATGCATCATCATTTAAGTTTGTCGTCGCAGAAACTATTTCCTCTAATGTTACTGGGTCATCGCGATATTTTCCATCTGTTAAATTGGTCAATGGTAAACGTGTAGAAAATACATTTAGGGTTGATACGCTATCAAATATTCGCTCAATATTCACGATACCAAATAAAAACATTGATACATCAACTCTGAAGGTGTTTGTTCGTGACTCTAACTCTGCAGTTGAGCGTGTAGAGTATTTCCCAACAAATAATGTTTTTGAACTGAAATCTGACTCTAAGGTGTATTTCCTACAGGAATCTCATTCTGGGTTTTATCAAATTTATTTTGGTTCTGGTGTGCTCGGCGCACAACCAGTTGATGGTAATTACGTCGATGTTGACTATATCGTCACAGACGATTATGATGTCGCCAATGGGTGTAGATTGTTTGGGTTCTCTGGTTCTATCGGTACTGCTACAGGCATCTCTATTACGACTACGCAAATATCGTTTGGTGGTGCGAATAAAGAGGAAATGAGTTCTATCAAATATAACGCAGTGAAATCAAATTCTGCCAAGAATAGAGCAGTTACTGAGAACGATTATGAATTGCTCCTGAAGCAAGATTTTAATTTTATCAAATCTGTTTCTGTATGGGGTGGTGAAAATAATGTACCACCGGTATATGGAAAAGTATT